AAAAAATATTTAAATTCCAGATTTCCAATTACATTAATAATTCAAAAATATGATAATAAATATCGTAATTCAAGTTCATTTATTGATATTACATATGGATTATTTATTAATTATATTTTGAGTGAATTTGTAATATTAAATGATATTCCGTTTTACTTAATAAATATGTGTAATTTTAATGTATTGTATGAATCATTAGAGTTAAATAATGAATTATTACCATTCATTAATGAACAATTTAAAAAAAATAAAACAGATGATAAATACTGTATCAGTGTTTATGAACATTATAGGTCATACATTTCCATGAAAGAATTTTTAGACAATGAAAAAACATTTGAAGAATTAATTTGTTTAGTTTTTCAAGTTTTATATTCTTATTATTACATTATTAATAGACTTGGTAATTTTAGAATGAATTACTTTACTGTAAATTCTTTTATTATAGAAAAATTAAATAAAGAGACGGAAATTATATTAAATATTGGTGATATTAAGTTTAAGTTAAGAACAATGTTTATATGTAAAATATGTGATTTTAGATATTCAACATTAGAAACAGTAAAAAATCTTAAAAATAAAAATGAATTATTAGATAATCCTTCTTTTGATATTTATAATTTTTTTAAATCGTTAAATAATAATAGTTCAAAAAATAAAGTTAATATTAAAAAAATTATAAGTGACATTATTTCATTAGATATATTAAATGAAAATATCAAAAATGAAGATATATTTTATAAATACTATAAACTTAATATATTGCCTAATGAAATATTAACAAAAAATATTTTATTTAATACATTTATAATAATGCCACCTAAAGCTAAAAAAGGAGGAATAAAAAATAAAAATACTAAATTAAAAAATAATGAACCAATTGAAGTTCTTAAAGACAGTTCAAGTGAAGATATTACTAAAAGTTCTTCTACTTCAGAAAATGATGAAACACAATCTAGTGAAAATATTGAAAATAGTGTAGAAAGTGTTGAAACAGAAACTGAAAATGTTGATGATAGTAATAGTGATGAAACGGTTGAAAGTGTTGAATCTATTGAAGAAGTTATTGAAGGAGGAATGACAAAAAAGGATAAATCTGAATTAAAAAATCTTCAATCTAAAATTAGTAATATTAAAGGAAAATATAATAAAAAGGGAACAAAAGAAACTAAAGGTAAAAAGAAATCAAATAGAAAAATGCGTTATGAAGAATTACTTGACAATTCTGATAGTGTTGATAGTTTAAATGATAGTATTTCAATGTCAATGAGTGATAAACAATCTAAACCTATGATAAATACAATGGGTGATGCTTTTAGTTCAAGTTTTGGAATTCAAAAACAACCTATGCCATTATTAGGAAATTCACAACAAATGTTTCAACAACCACATATAATGCCTCAACAAGAAATGATGATGCCACAACAAGAAATGATGATGCCACAACAAGATATGATGATGCCACAACAAGATATGATGATGCCACAACAAGATATGATGATGCCACAACAAGAAATGATGATGCCACAACAAGAAATGATGATGCCACAACAAGATATGGTAATGCCTCAACAAAATATGATGATGCCACAACAAGATATGATAAATAATATGATGTCTCAACAAAATATGATGTTGCCAAATCAGCAAAATATGTATGGGGGAAGAAAAATGAAGATGCCAGTTTTAAACAATGATTTTTTTTTTTATCAAAAGTAAATAATAGTGATAAAAATATTACAAAAAAAACAAAAAGAAAGATGCCTTTATATCAAGAAAATAATATGAGTGGTGGAGGTGTTCGTGTTATGCCATCATATGAAAAAGTTGTGGAAGATGAAAGGGATAAAGCATATAAAGAGGAAAAAAAAGAACAGACTAAAGTTCCTTATAAACCTGAAGATAAAAAATTATTACCATCACAAAAAAGAAATATTAATCCACCAGAAAAACATTCACAAGAAAAAGATCCGATAAAACAAAAAATGATGAATTTACCTGGGAATGAAATATTATTTTCCACACCATATGTTCCTTCACAATTTCAAAATTATATGAACCAACAATTTGATAAATACGCTCATCCATTTATATATAAAGATTATAATATCAATTTGAATGGATTAAATACAAATCATATAATGGCTCAAAGAGTATTTGAAGATATATTACCAGCAGATGATATATATTCATCATTTAAATCATTAAGAGAGAGAAATGTATTATGTGATTATATTAGAAGCACATTTATAACAAATGATGATGGAGAACATAAAGATTTTTCAGGTGGAAAAGAAAGTTTAAATTCAAGATTAAATTTAATTGAATTAACACCATTTATGCCTCATAATTTAACAAATAATAAATATAAGAATAGACCAAAAAATATGTTAATGTATAGTTCTTGTTATCCAATTAAATATAATGAAAAAACAAAAAGATGTGATTGTGCTGATAAACATACAATAATGAATGTAAGAGTATATAATTTAACAAATGAAGAATATACATATTTTAATCCAAATAATTTATCATCTGTTGGTCCATCAACACCATCATTACCAATTGATAAAAGTTCAAATATAATAAGAGAATTAAAATATTTTCAATTTGTGAGACAAAAAATTAATAAAGATAAGTATTGTCCTAATTTTATGTGTTCTTATTGTTATTTTATATCAAAGGATTGTAATGTAAATTTTAATAACGAACAAATAACAAATAGTAAATATGATAGTAATGGGTGTCTTATTCAACAAAAGAAAAAGACACAAATGTGTTTAATTATATTAACAGAAGGTGCTGATTTTAATATTTATAATTGGGCGTCTAATAGAGCTCAAATGGATAGAAATTTAGTTAAACAGGTTGGGTGTGGATATAAAACTGCTGAAATGTGGGATAATGTATTATTTCAAATAATTATAGTATTTTATACAATGTGGCAAAAGAAATTTACATATAAGGATATGAAATTAAATAATAATTTTTATATTAAATCTTTTGCTACATCAACAGCAAATCCAAAATATTATAAATATGTTGTTGAACAAGTTGAATATTATATTAAAAATACTGGATATTTATTATTATGTAATACAGATAATCATGACATAACAGAGGGTAAAAATGTTTGTAAAATATTAAGTAAGGATGAATTTGGTGATGATATTAATAATATTGAAAAGGTAATTATGGAAAATGCTAAAAGATGTTTAGCTATTGATAGTTTTAAAGCTCAAGATTTGGTTTCTCCATCACAAGAAATTTTAGATAAAATAGTAAAAATAAATAATTTATTAAATAATACTTCAGCATCAAATTTAGGTTCAAATATATTTGAAACAATATTATTAACAAATTTTAATAATTATATAAATGATAGAATTGGAACTAATTTAAAAGGTAATGGAGATAGAGAACATGGAGATGAAACAAAATATATTATTCAGGATAATTTTACACCAAAGAAGGGTGATTTATGTGTTAGACAGGATGGAGATATGTGGAAAATATGTATGTTTATTAAATCAGAATCGCCAGGTTCAGGTTTATTTATAATAGAAAAAGGTAGTGATGCTGTTTCTATTCCAATAAGTTCAATGTATTCAATAGGTTCGAGTGTTAATATCCAACAATTAAAAATATCAGTGGATAATTTAGAAGAAATATATTATATAAATTAATATATATAGAAATGAATTATAGCAAGTTAAATAATTATACAAGTAATGATTTTGTTAAAATTGCAGATAATAATATGACTGGATTTAAGAATGAACCAAATACAAATAATTGGGCTACAGAAGGTTCAATAAGTAAATCATTATTAGGGAATATATCACAACCAACACCATTATCAGAATTATTTTTATCAAAAAATAATATAGATAAAATTCAAAATAAAATAAAAACAGAAGTATTAATAAGAACAAAAGGTAAATATGTTCTTAGAGTAAATCAAAATGAAACAGATTTAATAAATGTAATGCTTTCAGTATATGTGGTAGATGGATTAAATGAACCATATAATTTAGTTAAACAAGTTAAAATGTTAAATCATTTAACTATTCAAAGAATTGTTCCAGATATGATTTCAATGATTAAAATGAGACAAGGATATTTTAAAGATATAAGTTCTCCAATTAATCCAATTCCTTTACCTGTAAATGTTAATAATGCAGGAAGAAAAGGAACATTACCAAGTGTTACAACAACTTTTAATTTACCATCTTTTTAATATTATTTTTTAATTATTTATAATTAAATTAAATTATAAATTTAAAACAAAAAACTATTTAATATCTTAACATCTGTAAGGAGTGTTATTTTCAGAAGTTTCACTTTCATAAACAAAAAGAGTTCCATACTTAGTAGCTTGAGATTTAAAATCTGAAGTATTAATAGCAGTAATAGGGGAAATCTTATCATAGTTATCAACAGCGGCAGTGTCACATTTACCATCAATCGGAGAGTAGTAATAACCACAAGTTTCACCCTTAGGAAGAACCATAGCACTTGTTCCAACAATAACTTCTTTTCCATTTTCACCAAATAATTCATTATAAAGAGTTTCAATTACAACAACAGATCTAAGGTTTAATGTTTGTCCTCTATCAAGAATAACAGAAGGGCAATAGCTAATTTCATGATTATTAACTCTTTCTAAAGTAGTAGTAGTAATTGGTAATTCTTTAGGAACCATGGAACCATAAGCATATGAAGATGAACTAGTAAGACCATGATGTCTTCTGGGAACATAGAAGACAAGAACACCATTACAATGAATAACAGTTTGTCTCTTAACAACCATATGCTTTCCTTTCATGTAAATATTATTTCTTCCTTTAACAGCAGTTCCAAAGTCAATCATTTTACCAGATGATCCAGGTGTAGGTGTGGCATCATGACCTTCAGGAGTCATTCTGCAAGTCATAATAGGAATAGTAGTTTCAACACCAACACTTAATTCAGCCATATGAGAAGTAGAAAAACCAAGGTTCAAAACAGGTTGAGCGGGTTCAGTCATAATATGAATAGGTCTGTATGAGAAAACACCAAACAATTTTCTAACCATGTGACCAACATCCTTAACAAATGAAAAGTCAGGAGAATCAAAGATGACATTCTTACAAGAGTCTAACTTATGCATTAAATTAGAAGTTTCATTGCAGTAATATCTACCTTGTCTTAAGGAAAGAACACAATTCCAAAGAGCTGTTTGGACATCACATCTCTTGGAAATATCCTTGTATGGAGCAATTTCAGTAGTGCATTGAGTTTCAGAAGGGTCTTTGCATAAATCTTCAAACAAATCAACTTCGGGTTGAGTTTGGAAAGTTCTACCTTCCTTTCTAGTAACAATCATTTTAGCAATAGAAGTTAAAAGCATTCTTCTTTCTAAACTATCAAATTTAGGAATGAAGAGAGCAAATAACAAGGGGTCAATGTATGAATAAACATCATTAACTTGGTATCTATCAACAGTTCCATTCAAAGCACACAATTCAGTATCATCATAAACTAATGATTGTAATTGAACTCTTTGAGCGAGTTGAGCATTTTCATGATGACACTTAACAATTCTATTAACATGTTCCATTTCATTACCATTAAATTTCATTTCACCAGTCATATAAGCAGCATGTTGGGGTCTGTATCCAAGAGCCTTACTCAAAGGAGTGAAAGGCATAAGAGAACGGATGTCTTTATCGTGTAAAGTCATTTTCTTTTCATCTCTAATGTATTTTAAAATAACTTTTCTTTCTTCATCACCAAAATCATACTTCTTTTGATAAGCAGAAACTTTAGCATCATATTCTCTTGGTTCAAGGTTGGGGTATTTGTCAAAAAGTTTTTCCTTAATTTTAAGAGCTCTCTTAATAATTCTCTTATATTCATCCATATATTTTTCGTAAATAGCATCAACAATGTCACTGTCATTGTATTTATTTCTCAAACTTTCAAACTCTTTATAAAGAGACATTTTGTCGTCTTTTTCCATTTTAAGCAATTTCATTACTTCCGAATTAATTTTATCTTTTTGTTCAGACATTATATATATTATTTATATATTTTTTTTATAAAAAATAATTTATTCAAAAATATCATTTAAATATATTAATTCTTCTATAGATTTATTATTATAGTAATAATTATTTTGTATATCATTTTTATTTTTTTTTTTATTTAATTTTTTTTTAATTGTTGTTTTATTTAAATCATTTGGATAATCAATTTTTTCGTTTTTATTATTATAATTGGTTGATATATAATATGATGGAACCACACAACTAACTAATGAATGTAATATATTTAAATCATAATTATGTTCTGATTGAATATAATTTTCAATTAAATCACCAAATTGAAAATTACTTATAATATTATTATAATTATCATTATCACAGAATTTATAATAATTTTCATATAAAGTTAAAGGTAATATCATTTTATGTATTTTAAATAGTTTTATACAATGATTAATATTAAATTTATTTTTAATAATATGTGATACAATTCCAAATAAATCATTATTAAAATCTTTATTTTTTAAAATTGAAAAAATATAATTGATTTTATCTTCGTCAATATTTTCATTATTATATATTTTTTTAAGTATTTCAAGATTAAATAATATTTTTCTTATATCAAATTTAGAATTTTTAATTATTTTATCGTATATTTTATTATTATCAATATTAATATCTTCTTCAAAGCAAATATTTTTAATATGTAATTTAAGTTTATCTATTTGTAATTCATTTATTTTTATTAAATTTACATTTTTTTTTAAATTTGATAAATTTGTATTATGATTATCATTTGATATAATAATAATTGGAACTAATCTTCTAAAATTATTTTGTTTAATTAAATCAAATATATCTTTTTTATCATTATTTGATATAATTTTTTCATAACTATCAATAACAACTATTTTTTTATTATTATCTTCTTCAAAAAAATTATCTGGTTTTATAATTTTATTTAAAAATTTAATATCAATATTTTCATTAATATTTTCAGTTATATTAATAATATTTATATTTAAATGCTTACAAATTAAATTTGTTATTAAAGTTTTACCAAAACCGTGATTACCTGTTATTAAAAGTGTAGATTTTCTTTTACTTAATTCTAATTCATAATTTGTTGCATCTACAATTTTCTTTTTTCTTCCTTTTGTTGTTTCTTTTAATAGTTTATGTTTAATTAAAAAATCAGTTGTATCATAAAATGATGTAATCCATTCAATCATATCATTTATAACCGTTTTATTACCAATAATATCATCTATTGATTTTGGCTTATATTTATCTTCAATTTTCATTAAATAATTATTAATTAATTATTTTTAAATAAAAAAAATTCAATTTTTAATTAATTATTTACAATTTTTAATTTTTCTCTTATTGTTTGTATTTCTCTATCTAATTCATTTTTAATAGTAAAATAATAATCAGGATAATTATCTGTATGCACTTTTATAATTTTCCATATAGAATTATTATCATTTTTATAATAAACACTCATTCCAACCTCTAATTTTCTATAAGTGCATATTTTTGTATCTTTTCCTAATTCTGTTTTTTCATTTAATATTCTTTTTTTTGTTTCAATAAAATTATTTGGAATTTCTGGAAAAAATACATCACATTGATAAATATCATTTATTACTGTTATAACCATTGAATTTATCAAATTCAATTCAATAAATTTTTTATATATTATACCACCACCAATCACCCACACTTCATCATAATCTTTATTTTTTAAATAATTCATTAATTCATTAATATTACTAAATGATTTTATTAAATTATTATCTTGTTTTTTATTAATAATTAATGATGTTGATAATACTAAATTATCACGATTTTTTAAAAATTTTACACTATTAAATGTATTTTTACCCATAATAACACAATTATTACCATTTCCAACAGTTATTTCCTTAAATCTTTTTAAATCACCTTTTAATTTCCAAGGTAATTTATTATCATATCCAATTCCATTTTTATTATCTAAAGCTACAATTGCTCCAATAAACATTAAATTATATAATATTGTTATTACCATTTATTTAAATTAATAACTTTATGATTTTCAATTACTTCATCAATATCTATAATACTCTCATCATTTAATTTATATTTATTATTAAGTAAATAAGAACTATCTTGAATATTATTATTTATAACAAAATTTAGATTTGGATACATATATAATTGAATATTATAAGGTATTAAATTTTTTTCTGTTAAATGAATACCCTTGCAACAATATTTATTAATAACTATATTTTTACATTTACCTGTAATTAAATCATCCTTACATATTAATAAACTATCACAACAAGACCCATTTTTACAATTATAACCACCATTACAAATATTTGCATAACATTTATTACATTTAACTGTAAAAACTAATAATTCTTTATAAAATTCATCATCTAAACATATATTAAAATAAGCTAAATTATTATCATTTAAAATCATATTCATAATTTTTTGTTTATTTTCATTTATAATTTGTTCTTTTAAATTATGTGCAAATAAACATTTATCACTATAAGAGCATTTTTTTTTATTTAAAATATTATAACATAATATTTTTTTATAATTTTCAGTCATAATATATTTTATAATTATTATTATAAGTAATTAACATTATGGAAAACATTAATTTTACATTTTTTAAAAATATTCAAGAAGGAGGTTATTTTAACACAGAAACCAACAAAATTAAAACAAAAAAATATAAAATTATAAATAATAAAAAAAAATAATTATATTAAGTATAGATTTATTTTTGATTAAATAAAAATTATATACATAATAATATAATATGACTAATTATCAAGAAACTTTTTTTTGTATTATTTTAATTATAATCATTATTTGGCTTTTAAGAAAAAGAATTTGTAATTACGTATCACCAAAAGAAGGATTTCAAAACACCGGAAATTTTGTAATGACCAATAAAAATGGTATTGCTAATGCCATGGAATTTGGTGAATCATCTCCAGGACAACTTTTAACAACACCATTACCAAACACTTCACCATCTTCCAATAATACTGGTTATTCTATGAATTCAAATACTGATACTTACACTAAAGATGGTTATAAATGGACTAAAGAAGACACTAATGATTTTGATATTAATACAGAACAAAATAAACTTTCTAACGAGCAATTAAGAAATCAATTTCAAAATATGTATATGCTTGACCCCAGTGGCGATTTGGCTAAATATGATATTTCTAATATGCCTGTGTCTAAATATTGTTGTCCTGCGGTTTATAGAAACCCAAGTGGTGGTGAAGATGATATGGATCCAGAAAAGGCTTGTGAATATGCCAATAAATTTGTTGCAAATAGTTATAGTGGTATGAATTTTAAGGATGGATTAGGTTGTGTCTGTATGACACCTCAAGATGCTTCATTTTATTCCGCAAGAGGTGGTAATACTACAATTGCTTAAATAAAAATTAATAATATTAATATTTTCTAAAATTTGAAAAATAATTTTTTAAAATAATTATATTTTTTTTTGATGAAGAATTATTTTTTTATAATTTATTATTAAATTATTTAATAATATTTATTAATGATATTATATAAACATCATTTCTTGTTAATTTATATAATAACACAATTAAAATAAATATAAAAATTTTGTTATATTAATATTATTATTTATAATATTTTTATAATTAAAATTTAAAATATTATATCATCTTGAATAATATAATTTAAAATACATTTTTATGGTATGTAATATAATATGAATAAAAAATACATAAATGAAATTTTGTTAATAAATAATAATGAAAAAATTGAGGGTGAGACAATATATTTTAAATTAAAATTTTTAAAATATAATTTTTCATATTTAATAAAAAGAATAGAAACATTTTTTGATAATAATAAAAATAAAAAATTAAAAATTAGTAATGACCCGTGTGATTATATAGAAAAAAAATTGGAAATGAATAATTGTATTAATATATATATTAATACAATTAAATTTATTAAAAATAGTTATAAAAATAATAATAATTTTGTGGAATTTGATAATTGGTCTCATAATCATTTTTATTTTTCATCAAAATATTATTTTTTATTTAGATTATATGAGTTAAATGATTTAAAAATGAATAATTATGAATTAAAAAATAAAAAATTCACAAATATTAAATATAATAAATCATTTTTACTAAACAAGTATAAAAAAAAAATAAATAAATTATTAACATTTGGAAATTACAATGTTATAAATTATATACAACTATTAAAATCATTTAATTTATTAGACAAAACAAAAATTAATAATAATATATTAAATGAATTATTAAATAATATTGACCATAATAATAATTTATTTAATAACAATAATATACGAAATGTATATTTTATATTAAAATTTTTAGTAAAACAAAAAATGATATGTTTTAATAAAGTTAAAAATAAATTATCTAATAAAATATATACAAAATATTCATTAATAAATAATTATTATCTAAAAAAATTATTTAAATATTTTAATATTGATTTTGTAAATATGTTTAAGTTAAAAATTTAATATTTTAATAAATATTATTTTTATGTATTCTGAATTAGAATATAATAATTTGCACAAATATTTTAATGAAATTTGTTTATTAAATTTTAATGAAAAAATAAATAATAATATAATATCGAATAATAATAATTTTATTGATTTATATATTGAATATATTAAATTACTTAATTATCCATTGTTTAGACTGTTAAAAATAAATAAAGTTGTTGATATTATTATTAAAAATGAAGATATAAATTTTATAAATATTTTAAATAATTATTTGTCAAACATTAATATTTTTAATATTATAAAATCTAATTTATTACAATCCAATAGTGATTTAAACTATTATAAATTATTAAAAAAAATATTAGTTAATAATAAAAATATAAAATTTAATTTAAACTATTATATACAGTTTTTAAATAATATTTTTGAACTAACATATTATGAAAAATTTTGTAAAAATATATATTTTATATTACTTTTCTTTTTTAATTTTAAAAAATTAAATAATTTTATAAAAAAAAAACTAAATTTAAATATAATAAATAAAAGGCATAATAATTACTATTCATTAAAAATTTATAAAATGGCGGAAAAATATTTAAAATAATTTAACTATTTATTAATATTAAATAGTAATGAATTTTTTATATTTAAATGAAACAAAAAATGATTTGATTAATTATTTTATCTCAATTATATCTCCAGAATTATGTAATAGTGTTTTAGAAGTTCATACACATTCAATTAATATGTTTAATAATTTAAAAATGAATTTCATTTCAAATAAAAAAGATGCAAAAATCATTAAAATGTTTAAATTACAAAATATTAATATTAATAACTTATTTGATGATGAAAAAGATAGATTATTTAATAAATTAAAATTAGATATTTTCAGAATGTATATTGAAAAAATATATAGATGGAATAATAAACAAATTTCTGAGGAATATAACAGAATAAAACTTGAAACCAAAACAAGTGATTATTTTGATAATTTAATTAGAGCTTGTTTTAAAAGTTATTTATTGTTTATTTCTTATGATCCAAACACAGATGAAAGCTTTTTAGATGATAAATATTTTAATAATGACTTTTATAAAAAAATGGATATTATGGTTTTTATTCACACTTGTTTTTTAGAAACATTTTATTTTTGTGAGAATAATTATGATTATTTCTTAAAAAAATTAAAAAGAAATGAAATAAATGATATTATTAAAATTTGTATTATGAATTCCATTAAAAAAACAATACCTGACTATAATGATATTATCAAAGATTATCTAAAACTAAATGTTAAAATAGTTAAACAAGACGAAGTTAATAAAATTAAAATATTAGTTAAAGAAGTTATTGAAGAAAATAATATTAAACAAAAATCACAAAATACTATTGGTGGTAATAATTTATCTTTTATTAATTCTAATACGCATCAAAATATTAATATACTTAATAATCATGAAACAGACAATGAAAGTAATAATCAAGAAGAAACTGAAAAAGAGACAGAAGAAGTAATAGAAAAAATAAATAATGAAGAAGTAATAGAAAGTGTGAATAAAGTAGAAGTAAATAAAAATAATAATGAAGAAAAAGAAAATATATTGGTAGAAGATAGTAATAATAAAAATATAAATGAATATGCTGATGAAGATGTTATTTTTAATAATAGTATAGATGATATTAAAACGGTTTCAAATTTAGAATCAAATTATATAAAATCAACAAGAGCATCAGAAGATAAAAATATATCTGAGTATTTTGAAAAAATGGTAAAATAAAAAATATTTATAGTATAATTATATATAAATGAATAACTTGTTAGTATGGGCAAAAGAAAATTTATTAGTTTCAGCATTAATAATTTTTGTGGTTATATATGTGTCATTTCATTTTAATAAATTAATGAGTAATGATTGTTTTTACGGTGATTATAGGAAAACATTATTATGGACCACTATAGTTTTATTAATTATGTTATGTTATTTTTCAATGAGTGATAATGGATTAATGATGAATAATAAAAGATATAGAGTTGTAAATAATAATAGTTTAGATGATATTTTTATGAGGTAATAATTTTTGTAATTTTTTTTGATATATAAATTTATAAGATAATTATAAATTTAATGAGTGAAATTAAATATGTGATTGTTAATGGAAAAAAATTAGCTATATATAAATTTTCATTAGAAATGATGGCATCACATCCAGCTATAATTTTAATAGCAAAAAGAAGAAGTGGAAAATCATGGGTTTGTAGAGATATATTAAGACATTATAAAAGTAAAATTCCAGTAGGAATTGTTATATCAAAGTCAGAAAAATTACAAGAACCTTTTTATTCAGAATTTTTTCCTGATTCTTTTATATATTATAAATTTGAAAGTAGAATATTAGAAAAATTATTTTCAAGACAAGAAAAAATGATAGAAAAATATAATAATAACAAAAAGCATGGTGTAATAATTAATCCAAGTGCATTTTTATTAATGGATGATTGTTTATCTGATAAGGGTGAATGGTCTAAAGATCCATTAATGTATGAATTAATGTATAATGGAAGACATTATAAAATATTATTTATGTTGACGATGCAAACACCATTGGGTATTCAACCGGATTTAAGAAGTAATTTTGATTATTTCTTTTTATTGGCAACAGATATTGAAAATCATATGAAAAAATTATATGATAATTATGCTGGTATGTTTAAAAATGTAAAAGAATTTAGAACTGTTTTTAAACAATTAACCGTAAATCATCAATCAATGGTTATTGCTAATGTAGCTGCGGATAAACCATTCAAAGAAAAAGTTTTTTGGTTTAAAGCTTCAGATACAAAAGTTGGTATGATTGGGTGTGATCAATTAAAAATTTATCATTCTAGTAATTATGATAAAGAATGGAGAAAAAAATCTTCTATATGTACAATGAATTAAATATTATTATAACAAATATTATTACATTTGAGATATAAAATATTTATTCATATTTTCTTTTCGTCTTATAGCATCCGCATCAGTTGAATCAATCCAAGTAGATGGTTGTGAAAACATTGTTTTAAAAATTTCTGATATATATACTGGTGATTCCATTTCTTCCTCTAATGTTCTTGGTATATATCTATATACAACTTTTTGTTCTACATTTGATACAGCTTTCATTGTTATAAAATATACAACTAATAATACTATACCTATCATTAAAAATATTAATGAAAAACCTTTTAATAAATACATAATTATATAATTATTAACAATAAAAAAAAATTAATTATTTAATTTCTCATACAACTCTTTCATTCTATTAAATTTACTTTCCATTTCTTCCATACTAATATTTTGATTATTTTTTACTCTATGTTCTAATTGTTCTCTCGTTTTCTTAATTTCATCCAACTTTTTATTAATATCCATTTCAGTATTAAAATTATTACTATCTAATGTAATTTCATCTTCATTATTAGTTTTCTCAACAGTTCTTTTATCATCCACTTTAATCTCATTATTCTTCAAATGCTTATATTCATCAGTTACTACATTAGCCTCCTTCAAATACTTATCCTTTCTCTCCTTTTCTTCTAATGCTGTTTGCTCTAAAGAATCCAAATATAATTTCATAAAATCATTTAATTTTTGAGTTCTAATAATTGGTAATTGAGGGTCAGGATTAGAATTATTAACTAAATTAACATCAAAAGCACACCAATTACCTGTCTGCATAATAAAAATCATTGGATATTTTTTTCTTTGACTATAAGCATATGTTTGAGCATCTTTCACCTTATCAAAAAACCCATGGACTATATGCCCCGCAATTTTCTTATTTTTAAATTTATCTGGAATATTAGGAATCATTTCAGGAGTATAAAAACTTACACAAGCAAATCTTGCTTCATTAATACTCCACACAAATGTTTGCTCCTTCTGTGAAAAATAATTCTCATCAATATCTAAATTATTTTCAATTGGATTTTGATTTAAAATCTCAGAAAAATCTAATTCATCCTTATTATCCTTATATGTTTTACAAATTTCCTGCTTATATTGTCTATTATTAATTTCATTTTGCTCCTCCTCCTTATACACAATTTTACTATTTCTTTCAGTATCAGCAATATCAACATCAAATTCAATTAACTCACCTATTTTATCCCCAAAAACTTCATAATTTTTAACAATATTTCTAACCTTGTCTGAATGTTCTTCCTGATCTTTTTCATCTTCATAAACTCCGTGTAATTTAAAACCATAAATATCTTGATCTCTAACACTATCTCTTTTAGACATAGGAAAACAATTAGGAGCTAACATAGAACAAGTATAAAATCTTTGATATTTAACATTTTTAACAAATGGTTTATTAATATCAAGGTATTCGGCTTTTAATTCTTCATTCATTTTAATAATTATTATTAAATATTTTATCTTTAAGTATATTTATAAATTTTTAATAAAAATACAATTTGGATAATAAGAATCTAATATGTAGTATAATATTGACACAAAAGAACAGACTGATAATATTAATGAATTTTCATTAATTTTTTTATTATTATAGTAAGGTAAAATAATTATTAAAAATATATAAAGTGTTATGATAAATAAAATAAATTTTAATAAGTTGTTTATATTGATATATGTATCGTTAAATTTCATAATATAATTTTATAAAAAAAATTATATATATATATAAAAATTATAAACTTGGATAATAATCCCATTTAATTTCCTCACATATTTTTTTCCAAGTAATATCTTGTTCTCTTAAATTTTTTCTTTTTAATAATATTAATTGTTTTGTGTATTTTGAATATCTTTTGTATTTATCTAAATCTTTATTTTTCTTAGCATCATATTTTAATTTTTCACAAAATTTATATAAAATATACGAATACGATAAAAAGTTTTTCCTCTTTTTTGGCTTATGTTTATAAAAAGGTTCTTCAATTATTTTAAACATATCTTTTAACATTATTTCTTCATTTTTACTAAAAGATGGCGGATACACACCAGTTATTTTTGCTCTTATAAAAGATAAATTTTTATAATAAATATTATATTTTAATTTTTTTAATATTTTTTTAATTTTAACATCACTAATTGTTTTAATTTCTTCCTCAGTATATTTATATTTATTTATTTCATTTTGTATATTTTCAATAATCTCAATTGGTATATTTGTAGTTTCTCTTGCTTGAAAATGTGTCAACCAATCTGAAAAATGATTTTTTTTTTCATATGGTAATTTAGGTTTTTTTATTCTACTTTCATCATAATTACTATCATCAACTTCAGGTTTGAATTTATCTATTTCATTACAAATATTACATACATAAATTCCAGAATTTGAAATGCTTAAATCATTTGAACCACAATTAATACAAATATCTCCAATTTTTTTGCTTTTATTATTTAATATAAATTTATAATCATCAAATAAAGATGATTTGCTAACTTTTTTTTCATTAGATTTATCACTTGAATTTTCTGAACTATTATCTATAAAATTAAAAATATTTTTTGAATAAGAAATATTTTCAGTTTTTTTTTTTTTTTTTTT